CATAACTTCTGCGCCTTTGTCTACATCTCCGTCGCCGGCGTTTCTAACAGCATCAGCTGTAAATACAAACTCATTCTTTGATAATCTTGCAGGGACGTCATCTGCTTTTTCCATACGTCCTATTGGAACAAATCCACCTTCAGCTCTTAAATCCATTTCTTTTCCATCCATATCTAATAATGGCATAACTTTTTTAGCTACAGGCTCTTTGCCTTCCATAGGTCCACCTTCTGCTCTAAATCTTCTTCCTAAATACTTATCAGGGTTAGCTCTTATCTCTGCTATATCAATTCCTGTATTATCTGAAATTAATTGTGCCTCTTCTTCTTGTTCAGGTGTTAGTAATCCTGCTAGTGTTGATGCTGCTGTAATACCTAATCCTATTTTACTACCAGCTGCTTTTGCAAATTTATCACCTAAACCTGTTCCACCAATAATATCTCCAACGTTTCCAAATATAGAACTTAAACCTCCAAAACCTCCAAAACCTTGGCCGCCTCTTGTTACACCCGGTAACATTTTTCCAAAAAATGTACCACCACCTAAACCATAAGCTCCAAGACCTAATATAGCAGCTTTACCTATTGGTGACTTTGCAATCTTCTTAACTGATCTTGTAACTTTCTTAACAAGTTTACCTAAACCATACATCTGTCTTGCTGATTCAAGGTCCATGATCCCACCTTCATAAGGCATGCCACCTTCTGCTAATCCTGCTCTACCGCCATCAGCTCTAAATGCTAATCTTAAACCTTCGTCCTCTTCTATCTCTGGTTTTTGGTTCATAATTCCTGTTTTGTCAGCTATAATTTTTGGAATAATAGGAATAAAAGGATCACTTGTATCATTAGAACTACCTAATTGACGTGGACCTTCTGGTCCATAAAAAGCCTCTTCAAATTCTGTTTGTGATATATCACCAGTTGACTCACCTTTATTAATAGCATCTGATAGTCTATCTAAATCTGTTAAAGTTTCTCCTGACATACCATATTGATCAACAGCAGGATCTGATCTTTCATATACATTTAACGCTGGGTCAAATGTTGAAAGAATATTTCCAAAAGAAGGAACAGCTGATTTTAATCCAGTTTTTTGATCATATAAATTTTTTAAACTTGCTATTCTAAATTTTTCTGCAAAATTTTGTTTTTGTTTTAACCTTTGTTTTTGATTTATTTCTAAATTTCTTTTCTCCTTGTCAAAACGTTCTTTTTCTATCCTAGCTGCTTCTTGAGCTGCTCTATTGTCTATCGCTGATCTTGCTCTTGCAAAATCAGCATCTGAACCACCACTACCACTTCCTGCATCAAAAGCTGCTGAAGCGTCTTTATAATCATCATCACCAAAACCAGCATCAGCTCCATAGTAACCAGGACGTTTACCATCTTTTCTTGGTTTTACTAGTTGAAGTTGTTTAAATTGTTGTGCGTTTGTTATGGCCATCGTTCTATTCTATTTTGTTTCTCCAAATAAATCAAGGCTAGGCATGATTACTCTAACATCTTTTCTTATGTCAGATTCTGCAATTCCTTTAGCTTTCCACTCAGAATCGTCCTTGTATACCTCGCCTGTCTTCATATTTGTTATTGTTGTTATAATCTCTTTTGGTTCTATTACTGGGATATCTTTCATTATGTTGTTATCTCCTTTTTAATGTTTAGATAGCTAACCGCTACATCAAACGAATCTGTGTTGCTTGATAGCACGGTTAGGGTATTACCACCCTCAACCACTAAAGGTTGAGTAAGTAATTCTGTTGTAACATTGCTGTTAATGCTGCTGACTTTATAGCTGTAATACTGTTATTTGTAACTGTGACTGTTGGTGTTCCGGCTGATGTGACTAGTATAGATTTGATAACATAAGTTTCACTAACCAAAGGATTACCTGTACCAAAAGGATTTATTGCACTTCCTGATGTGCTGTTATCTGTTCCTACAAATTTATATTGATTAGCCATTAGTTTACAAAAAAGTTAAACGCTTCAATTTCATCTTTTAATTCTTCTTGAAACGTTGAGTTTAATTTTTCTACAATAGCATCAAGATCTCTTACTTGAGCTTCCGCAGTCTGTACATCATATTCGTTTGATGGTCTAGTTATTACCTGTACAATTTTTGCCATTATCTACGTCCATCTGGTTGTACATCTAATCTAAAAGTTCCTAATTTCCAACTTTGATTAGTTGTTGTGTTTGCTATTTTTAATGCAACAGCTCTAGCCCTTGCACGTGTATCTACTTTTTTAGTAGATGATGAAACTGTAAATGGTCCAAGTGCTGAGCTTGCTTGTGTATCATTTGGAAAATCTCTTAGTAAAAATGTAATTTGTGTATTACCTGTTTGAGATATAAAGTCGGGTACAAATCTTCTTATCTTCATAAGATACTCACCATCTCCTTTAAATGTTGCAACACCTGTCTGTGTTCCTTGAGCCGATCTTTGTTGTGTAATATCAAAATCTCCTGATTCAATGCTTGCAACAATTGCTGTAGTTGCACCACCTTGAACTTGATCAGTTCCTGTTTCGTGTTGATAGTATATTGTTCTACCTTCTGTGTTGCCTACAACATCAAAAGATGTATCTGTTCCTGCTTCGTATGATAAAGCATGCGGATTACCAAATACTGCAGAATCTTCCCACATAGTTCTAGCTAATGAGCCAATAGTCCACACCGGTCTTTGTGGTTATGAATCAAAATAATTATATGTAACTTGTCTATTAACTACTGATGATCCTGTTGTTGGGTAAAACCAAGTAACTTCACCAAACAAGTTATTTAATCCTGCTGATACCATTTGGTTACCAGATTCTAAATTTATATTATCGTAAACAAAGTCTTCTACTAAACATGGTAGTGATTCTAGTTTACCAGCATATCTAAAAAAACCATTCTCTGACATCCAATAAGCAGCACCATCAACTTCTACACATGCATTCTGTCCTGCAAGTCCACAGTTAGTTCCAACTTGTGCGAATGCAAACGTAAATGGTTGACCAACAAAACGTTGAGTGAACAATGCAGTATCAGTCCAAACATAGATAGCGTCCCTACCTCTAATTGCTCCTCTGATCTGTGATCCGTCGGCCAGTCTTTGTGTACCAGCTGTATTGGTTGCTGTAGGTGTGTATGTGTTTATATCTTCTTGATCTGAAAATCTTACAAACATGTCATCTTGTGTAGATGTATCACCTATTGTTGTTTCTGTTCCAAAGAATACTAAGTGTCTATCCGGTGTTGATACTAACATGTGACGTGATGCAGTTGGTGCACCAGATATAATACTTGCTCTAATTGTTTCTGCGTTTGTTGCAGCAGAGTTCCATTCAAATACCGCACTGTCATGAATAAGACAAATTGCTTTGTCACCAAAATTATCTAGGGACCACATACCAGGTTCAAGAACTAAGTCACCTGATGCAGCCTCTCCCCATGCTACAAAGTTTGTTGTGCTGGTAACTGTTGCTCCACCACTATGAGCTGCAGCAGTTGTTCCTCTAACTTCTCTTGTTACACCTGTAAGTTCATTACCAGATATACCTGTGTATGAAATTTCTTCGTTATCTATTTTTATAAAGTTTGTACCTGCATCTGGAAACTGAGATACATCATTTAATATAATTCCTGTTGTTACAGCATCATTAATACCATTTGTTAATGTAGTTGTAGGTTCACCTGCTACTTCACCACCCCATGATCCAAGTGACCAACCAAAACCTTGAGCTTGTACAGCTGGTCCTACAGGATAATAATGTTGTACTCTAATACCACCTGATGTTGTTGCACCAGATCCAGATTCATTACCTGGCATTGTAATTGTAATAGTTGTACTTGTAGGTACAGTTGTTACCATAAATTTTTTATCATCAAAATCAGCTGCTGTATAATTAGAATTAGTAATAGTAGTAAAATTATCTAATAAAATTATATCTTGTGCACTTATATTATGTGGAGAACTAAATGTTATTGTAACAGTTGGTGATCCATTAGTTGTGCTAAATGCATTAGAAAGAGTTGTTGTAGATTTGATAGGATGTATGTCATAAAACACACCACCTGAGTATGCATATAAAATTCTGTTTGTACCAATAATTGCGTATTTTCTAGCTTTACTATTTACAAAATGATGAAGTCCACGTCCTGCACCAGTAAGAGCATCATCACCTAATTGCTTCCAACCACCTATTTTTTCAGGTGTGCCATACCTAAATCTTACATTATCGCAGTCAGTCCATTGACCTTCTGCTGTTGTAGGTGTTATCTGTTTATTAATTCCAGGCTGAAATCCTATCTTTTGTAACATATATCTCCAGATTATATTAGATTGCGTTGATATTCAACGTTATTTGGGTATACCCAACATAGGTCTTTTATCATACAAATTGGTTTTTGCAAATCTTCCATCTGCATGATTATAGTGTAAAAACACTTGTCCGCAAAGCTTTCCTTCAAAAGGTTTACGCCAATGCTCTAATTCACAGCCAGAATAGATAAGCATATCACCAGGTTTTAGATTAACTTCTACACCTAATGGTGCACCTGGTTT